GTAGCAAAGGTCATGGTGTTACCAGTGGCAGCATAGATGCCAGAAGCAACACGACCGTCACCCCAACCGGAGGCAACCGAAATGGTAGCGCGATAAACGTAAACGGGAAGAGTGGAAGAACCGCTAATCACCATTCCAGTGATATCGGTACGGGTGTCATCGTTCCGATAAGGAGAAGGAACAATAACGTTACCGGAAGCAACAGCGCCATCACCAGAGATGTTGGTGACAGCAACATAACCGCGCTGTTGGAAGTAACGATAGCCAGGGATAGCCAGCACCGAAGTGGGGCCACCTTTGGAAAGATTGTTGCTGCCGCTGCCATCGGTATCAATGTTCTTGTACCAACCGTTCAGCGGTTCTGCCCAGTTGCCGGGGAAGATTTTTTTAGACGAGAGATAGGTCATTTATTTCTCCGTATGGTTTATTTATGTTTACTTATCAAACAGTGCCGTCGTCAGAAACGAAGCTGTAGGCAGTCGTAACAAAGTCTTTGTTCAGAACTTCGAAACCAGCATACAGTTGCCAGATCAGAATAATGAAGCGACTGAAGTCGTCGTTATTGTTGATCAGCACCTGAGCATTGGGACCACCGATACCAACACCAACGGCCTGAGGACCGAAGAAGAAGCCCTGAGCAACTTCCTGGTTCGCATAAGAAGCAGGGGTGGCAAAGCTAGCCGAAACAGTCTTGACGGGGAAGTTGGTCGACTCGAAGAACTTCACACCTTCAAACTGAACGCCAGTCGGCATGACAGGTTCACCAGCCAGGAAGTAAGCCTGACCAGCCTGGGGACCCATGTAGAAGCTGGCGTTGTTAGGCATCATGGGATTGCCCATGTACATGCCTTGGCCAGGGTTGCCGCTATAGCGAGCAATCTCACGGAAGTCAGGATCACGACGCAGGTGCATCATGAAGGTGGGATCGCAAATGCAACGATACAGACCATCAGTGAAGGTCGGAACGTTACGCTTACGCATATCCTTGACAACAGTCAGCAGGTCGGTACGAACCGAGAATTGCTGAAGGTCAGCGGTATATTCAGTTGCGGTGTAAGCGATTTGACCAGAAGAGTTTTTGGTCTTGCCACCAGGGAAGTAGTAACCGCCTTGGGTGGTAGAAGCGGCGCCATTAGCTTCAGCTTTGGCGAGTTCGTCAATGAAGACGCGGTCACGCCAACGGCGATAGTCGTCAAGCAGAGTCAGGCTGCCGATCGACTGGTGGAACATATTCAGGTTGCCAGTATCCAGCAGCAGGCGCTGGGCGGTAACCAGAGTTTCACGAGCAATCTTAAAGGTGGAAGGCTGGGTCGGATCGCCCGGATCAGCAGGACCGGTGTATTCCTTAAGCACCACCAGGACTTTTTCCTTGGTGATGTTACGGCTATTGGCGGTACCAATGGTCTGGTCAGCAATACGCTCGCGGCTGTCCTTGGTGCCAGGGCTACCCCAGAACTTGTAGCGATCGAGCTGAACGGTTTGACCAGGCTGACGAGTAAAGTCGTGAACAACAACAGGCTCTACGGCCATTTCGCAGATGTATGCCGGGTGGGGGCGATACAGCTCTGCACCCAAAATCTTGGGAAAGTCGGTATCAAGAAACACTTTAGTTTATCCTCCAGTACGCAGGACTTTGTCGGGTGAAAGATTCAGACAAGAAATGTCTTATCTAAAACAAATTTTAGCAGTTGATAATTTATCAACTAATGTAACGCAAAGTAGGGGTACTTGCGCGTGCCATGGGTGTATTACTAGAGCCCGCAAGTTCGGGATCAGTAATTACATTTTGCTGGAAACCAGGGATTCCCATTGCTCCGGGAATTGCACCAGCAGCAACACCGCCTAGACCAGCAAGTGCGGCAGAAGCAGGTACTCCAATTCCAGCAGCAATTTTACCAACCATACGTTGTGACTCAGGGCCAACAGCCGAGCTTTCTGCAGCAGCTAAAAGATCAGCAACGCGTCCAACTGCTTGACTACGTAATTTAGATTCTTTAGGAACTTTGGCACCAATGTCACCAACAATATTGGCAACAGGAGTCACTGCTTTTTCTTGCGCCATCTTAATGAGATCAGGCGCATATTTACCAGCTAAACGAGCGCCTACCAGGCCACCAGCAGCGCCAGCGCCACCAGCAAGTCCGGCAAGTACGGACGAACCTGGGTCTTCGCCTTGAGAAGCGGCATACCCCGCAGCAGCTAAGCCGCCAGCAAGAGGTACGCCGTATTTAAGGAGTGGACGCATGGCCTCACTCCATCACAAACAGTTTGTTAGCCAGGACTTGAGGCTGAGCTTGGTTGATGACGCGCCAGGCATTCTGGGGATCGCGTGCCATCACTTCGTTAAAGGTGCCCCAGAAATTCTCAGGTTGCTGAGGAGTGGCGGCAGTAGGGGGAGCAGGGAGTTGTCCGTATTGGGGATTAACGGGTTCCGTGCGGTAACCAGGAGTTTCCAATTGCTGTTCGTTTTCGTAAACGGGATAGGGACCTTCGGGACCGAAGAACTTCAGCGTGTAATCGCTGAGAACATCGGGGTTGGTCAGAATTTCGTTATAAGCCAGGTTCTCTTGATGCTCGTTGACTGCGAACTGAGCGTATCCCTGGATCGTCTCACTTGCGCGGCTTCCCCACGCGACGGCGCTGTCCAGCATTTGCTCCAGGTTCAGAGCGTAGTTGTTCAGAATTGCCGGTGCTTCGACCCCGAACGCGTCCATCACCTGGCGGCTTTCCTGGCTCATTCCCACCAAGTCGGCTACCTGCTCCAAGGACGGAGCTGAGGAGGTTTGGGAAGAGTTGGGCGAGTAAGCCTGGTTGGGCGACCATGTCTGCGGAGCCGATTGTTGCGTAACTTGGCTGCTGACCTGACCGTAATTCGCCGGGGTAAACTGAGTCGTCGGTGCGGAGGACTGACCCTGGAACGGGGATTGAACTGGTGCGCTCAGTAGATTCACCACCTTGTTGAACGCCGATTCCCACGGATTGCCCTGGGCTTCCGCTGGTTGGGATTGGGGGGCGTACTGAGTAGGGGCGGATTGGTAGCTGGGGCTCGCCTGGGGTACCGCTTGGGGGTAACTCGTACCCACCTGATACGCTTGAGGCGCCACCTGGTAGCTGACCTGTTGGTTGGACGGAGCCGGAGTCACGTAACTGCTGGGAGCTACGGCCACTGGTGCTTGGCTCGTCTGTGGGATCGATTGGACGGTAGCGTCCTGCATAACTCATCTCCTTTTGTAAAGCTTCGAGAGTTCGATACAGATAAGGGGTTAAATCCAGTCTTGGATCCGCAGCCATCGGTAAGTCCGGTGATTGCGGGTGAGGGGTCTGCATCATGCCTCCCACCAAGCGAGCGAATGAAGAATATGCATTCTGCAATTCACCCACCATCCTGAACGGGAACCCAGATAACATCTCGGCCCGCTCCTCATCCGTTTTTGACGGGAAGAGGTATTTCAGTGCTTCAATGCTATCAACACCTAATTCTTGTAAGTTGCGTACCACGATAGAGTTGTTAAGGATGTCCTGAGTGGAATCCTCGTAAACGGGACCAAGCCAACGCCACTGAATCGTGATGTCACCATCGGGAATAAGGCCCAACACTCCTGGTGGAATTTGTTGGGTCTTAACGCAAGCCATCATCAGACGTTTGATTTGTTCATCAAACCCATTAAGGGCGGCTCGATATAGCTGCACTTCATCTGATGACGCGTCATCGGGTGGCTCGATGGGTTTTTCAAGTCCTGCAGCGGCAGCAAGTGTTTCCTTAAATAAACGCTCTTCCTGGAAAATAATTAACTCAAGGCAACGACAAATACCGTACGTATAAACGGCAGTTGCTTTTTTCTTTGATGTAGCAGCTACGCGACCAAATAACGATTTGTATTCCGTTGCTGTGACACCAGCAGAAATTGAAAGCTCGTCAACCCCACCAAGGGCAGTACGAATCTCTTCTCGATACTGGCGAGCAAATGCATTTTGGTCTCCAGTGATGGCATCTGGAACAATATAACCAACTCGATCGTTTGGTTCCAGGTTTGCAATAATGCGTGGAACCCTGATCTGACCATCAACACCTCGACTGATGGGATCAGATTTAAAGGTTGACCGACTCAATGCGGAGCCACTAGCAAAGCCTGAGTTGGCTGCAATGGAAGGACGCTGGACGACACCATCCCCACCTGACTCAATCAGATCAGTCTTGGGACGAGAAGAAAGAAGAGTTGGGTTGCCAAAGAATTGAACGTTTTTCCGCATCGTGCGGATCATTTCATCATGCGTAACAATGTGATTGGCAAGAGCATCAAACTCACCAATACCTTCTGTAGAGAAGCCTTTAGGATTGTTAAAGATTTCTACACAGGGAATAAACCCGAGGGTATTTCTATAGGTCTTTGTTTTACCAGGGGCAATACC